AAGTGTTTCCATGCCAGGCGGCATGAGCGCCACGCAAGGCGACAACGCGGCCGGCAACATGGACGCAGGAGAAGACAATGCTTGAGATTCGCACAGCCAAACTAGCCATGACGGGCGACAAGATCGGTGGCTACGCCTCGGTCTATGACGCACCGAGCCACCCGCTGACCATCCGCGGCATCAATGGCGGCAAGCCATTCACCGAACGTGTGGCCCGCGGTGCGTTTGACAATTCGCTGCGCTCCAACATCTCGCTGCTTGTCGGTCACGATTCGCGCGATCTCTTGGCAAACACCAAGAGCGGACTGCTTCAGCTGAACAGTGACGCGCACGGTTTGGCATTTTCAGTGACCTTGCCAGATACGGAACTAGCGCGGTCAACCCGATCCCTCGTGGACGCGGGCGTTTTGTCAGAGATGTCGTTTGGCTTCAACGTGATCTCAGATTCTTGGAGCGGCAACACACGCACGCTCAATCAAGTTCGTTTGATCGAAATTTCCGTAGTGTCCGAAGGCGCGTATCCGCAGAGTCGCGTCGAGGCAAGAACCCTTCTGTCGGGCATTGCCCGGCTTCGTCTGCGACTAAGGATGCCATCATGAAACTGTCCGAAATGTTTGAGACCCGTAAGGCGCTCGTTACTGAGCGCGATTCCATTCTCGCCCAGGACACCATGTCCGTCGAAGTCGAGGCCCGTGGCCACGAAGTCGCCAACGAACTCGGCAAGCTCGATGCAGAGATCCGCGCAGCGCAAGTGCGCGAGCGTTTCGCTTCATCGTCTGCTATCGAGAACACCATCAAGAAGACCGAAGATCGGTCGATGGACATCCGCGCTTCCAAGAAGTACGAGGATCAGTTCGTCAATTACCTCCGCACTGGTCAGATGCCCGAGCAGCGTGAACTGATTACCTCCGCGTCAAGTTCGATCTTGATCCCAAAGGTGTATCAGGATGCGGTTCTCAAGTACCTGAGTGCCAACAGCATCATGCGTAACATCGCTGATATCCGCACTGGTGTTCAGGGTTACCAAACCCTGCGATTCAGCACGCTAAAGACTGCGGACTACACGGCTGCCTGGACTCAGGCCGACACCGGGACAGTCGCAACAACCGCTGCTGATCCGTTGTTCAAGGAAGTTCCCTTGGCACCGGTTCCATGTTTGCCGAAGACCGAAGTCAGTCAGCAACTCATTCTCCAATCGGACGCTGGATTTTCCGTGGAAATGGAAGTCATCGACCATTTGCAGCGCCAGCTTTTGCGCAACCTTGAGTGGGGCTACGTGGCTGGATCCGGCACGAATGCACCGACGGGCATCTTCACCGTCAAGGCATCAACCGGCGTCACCGCTGATATCAACATCGTCACCGCAACGGCCGGATCCGGACTTACCCGCGCCGCTGCAATTACTGGCGGTGCAACGGTTGCGAAGCTCCTTGAAATGCGCTACACGAAGTTGCCTGCCGCGTATTGGGGATCTGCTGCTTGGATTCTGCCGCAAGATACGTACGCAGCAATCGCAGGACTGCTGGTCAATTCAGTCCCAATCTTCGTGCCAAGTGCCGACTCTCAGGTGCTTCAGAACGCTGCGCCGTTTACGCTCATGGGTCTCCCGGTGTACATCACCGAGTATCTGCCAGCGCACAACGCCACCGCAACCTCCGGCAAGAACTGCATCGCAGTCTTGGGCAACATCTCCGAAGCATTCGCGATCCGCGAATGGGGCGGCATGTCCATCACGCGCGACGAGTTCTCGCTGTCCGGCACTGCGCGTATCCGTTACCAAGGCATGCAGTTCGCCAACTCCGACTTCACCCGCGTCAATGCGCTAGTGCAGTTGCAGGTGACCAACGCCGCTTCGTAATTCTGATCCTCTCATCCTTCGGGTGGGTGGGGCTTCGGCCCCACCCCCCCGTTGCGAGGAAACATGGCTCTAGATATTTCTAAGTTCAGAAGTTGGGCCCGGATCCCTCACATGGAGGACGATCCTGCGATTCAAATCGCATGGGCAGCGGCAGTACGGGAACTGGAAGAGCGCACCGGGTGGTGCGTGGAAAGTGTAACCAGGACGCAGTGGGTGGCCGCAGCGCCCGTCACGATCTACGGCGGTCTCTACCTCCGTTTGGAACGCCAAGGCGACCTGGCGGGCACTACGGTCACCTACAGCGACAGCGCTGCGACGCCGCTCACCGGCACATGCGCAAAGATCCAAATCAATGGCTTGATCTACGTCGATATGGACATCGATGCTTTGACCTACCCGGTCACGCTGACCGTAACAGCAGGTAACGCAGCGCTGAATCCGCTGCTAGAGATGGCGCTCCTCCAGCGCGTGGCGCACCATGTGGCAAGCCGTGGCGACGATACGGTCGCCCTGGACTCGACCTACTGGGATCGGATCACCGGCATGATGGGCAAGGGGATTGGGTAATGGCCGGGCACGTTCCATCGGGAATGATGCGCCTTGTCATGACGGCGCAGAATCCAGTAGCCACGCTCGACGCGTGGGGCCAGGCTTCCGAGTCTTGGCTCTCGTTTGCGACCATCCCGGTTCACATTGAGAACGCGAACACCGAAGAGACAATGGATGACGGCGGCTCAAGCGTGCGCACCGATTGGCGCATCCTGGCGGCTTTCCATCCGTCCGTAACTACGCGCTCCCGTTTGCTGCTCGAGGACAACGGCACTACGCGCACGTTCTTCATCAAGGGATGCTGGGATCGGGATCAGAAGCGCCGGCGCTTGGAGATTAACGCGGTGGAGGTGACGGAATGAACCCCGTGAAGATCACCATCGACACCAAGGAAGTCACCGCCACGCTGGCGCGGCTTTCGCCAGCGCTCAACGAGGCAGTGCGCAAAAAGGCAATTCGCAAAGGCTTCAAGCCGTTTGTGCCGAATTTAAAAGCCGTTCTACTTAACGCGCCATACATCCGCAGCGGGAAGAAGGTACATCGCAAGGGCATCGCATCTGCCACGCGCGTGAGTTCCCCCAAGCGAATGGGCGGAGCAGGCGCACCCATACGCGCTGAGCTCGGCGTTCAACTTGGCAAGAAGGGCGGGGCTCGTGCTGGTGGAAAGCAATTCGTATATCCGTGGAAAGAGAACGGATTCATGCACAAGAACTCCGGCCGCATGATTCCCGGAAACCACTACGGCGAGATGTGGGGCAAGGCGAACGTAGCCCGGATCATGCAAGCGATCAGTTCCGAAATTCTTATTGAGGCGCGGAAGATCCTCGGAATGGGGAATACCAGTGTCCCTAAGTAATATCCAATGCGCTATTCAGGTTGCGCTGGAAGCCGCCAATCCCACGTTCTCTGGTGTTCGCCAGGCAGGCACTGTTACACCGTGTTACGTGTACGAGATCACCAGCGCTGCCATCGATGTGACAACTGCTGGCATTCCCACTTTGTGTCACTGGACGATCACCGTCCAGATCCAAGCAATCGCAGATACGGTAGATAGTTGCCACATTTTAATCGAAGATGTTCGGGGCATCTTTGATTCACCAGTGACGAGCACCACCTACGACTGTGTGCTAGTTCTGTCCGCATTCAGCGTGACCATGAGCACCGAATCAATCGATGACGGCAAGACCGATGCGGAGCGCATCGGGACTATTCAACTCGAACTACTTGTACAGGAGACAACCTAATGGCAATCACACCAGGCTACGGCGGAGCGCTGACGCTCAATTTTCAATCATCGACCGCTGTTTCCTATGCGGCAAAGAATGTGACCTTTAGCCATTCGCGCACATCTCTTGACTCGACAAGCCTTTCCGACTTTCAAGAGAAGCGAATGCCTGGCCGCATTCAGCGCAGCGCCACATTTGACTGCATGGCAGACAGTGCTCTCGACGTAGCGATCCGAGCGCATATGAACCCGGCGAATATCGCAGACGCTCAAAACAGGAGTGTGGCGTTTAGTTACACCGACAAAGGTGCACTGGTTTACACCATCACGGGACACCTCACCAGCGCCACGCGCACCGATGACGGTTCCGGCCCTGGTATGTGGTCAATGACACTTGAGGAGGCTTAATGCCGTTCGATCTGTCTTCAATCTCACCGAAGCCGCGGCGCGTCGATGTGCCTGGTGTTGGCGTCATCATGGTGCGTGAGCCGACGATGGCCGACTACACCCGCGCCGCGGCAGATCCGTATTGGTGGGCGGCTTGTCTGTCTTGCATCGATGGCACGCCATTCGTGCACAACCACGGCGAAATGGCAAACGTGCGAGCAGACATTTGCTCGGCGCTGCTTGAGGAGATCAACCGAGAACGTTTTACGACGCCGCCGAAAGGCGGCTCTGGCGAATTGCAGACGGTGAGCAACGCATGAACATGAGCGGACTCATTGCCAAGTCAGAACTCACCACACTTGAGCGGTGCGAGTGGTTGCTTACGGCCCTGGTGTGCAACGCTGTCGGGCAAAAGCCACAACGCTGCATCCCCTGGTTGAAGAAGGAGACGTATGGCAGATAAGAGCATGAAGGCTGTCATTCGCGCGGAAGTGGATCCGTCCGGCGTCATCAAGGGCGTAGCGGCAACCAATCGCGAGTTGGCCAAGTTGAACAGCAAGACCAGCGCTATTGCTGTTGGTGCATCGTTCAACATGGCGCAGATGGGCTTCCAGATGCTCATGGGTGCATTCCGGATCATGGATCGCCGCATGACCGAGATGGCGCAGATGGCTACCCGGTTCTCACCAGAAGCCCAGCGCGGCGTAATGGAAACGCAGATTGCCAAGATCAACCAAGAGATCGAAATGGCAAAGGCATACGGCCTCGATGTAGCGGGAGTAGAACGCGCCAAGCGGCAGGGCATCAGTGAACGCACCCGCGGCGATGTGTCGGCAGCTGGCGGTGGGCAATTAGCGTTCACCGAATCCTTGAAGCAGAGCGCGGAATCCATGTTTAATGAAAGCATGAACCAGTTGACGATGACGTTTACCGATCCGGGTAAAAAGTTCTCAATGGAAAACCTTTCCAATCTTAATAACCAGTTTGGCTTCGGCACTAGCGGCCAAGAGAAGACTGCTGGCATGAGTGACACGCCGCGGCGCGACGAGGAAGTACTGCGCCAAATTCATAGAACTTTGAAAGGTGGCTCCTAATGTCCTTTACCCTTGTTGAAAAGGCAAACAGCCGCAGTTACTCACTTGTCGCGCCACCAGGTGAATCCTCAATTACTTTGCAGTACCTGATGACGTGGAGCAGCGCCAGCACACAGCCAACCGAAGCGCAGATCATTACAGCCGCTGGAAAACCTCCAACGCGGATCAGTTCGGCTGCGTACATCGGTAACTCTTATTTGAAGACGATGGTCGTTCGTGAGGTTGGCATCGAGCCAGTTCGCGAACGACAGAACGCTTGGATCGTCACCCATCGAGCAAGCACACGCGACGGGGTGCAACTTGACGTAGGCGGCTCGTATTGCACGTGCACCCGCGCGACCGTAGTCCGGTCGACGGCCATGTATCGCAGTGCTCCCACGTTCCCAACCGATGGAGACGTAATGTTTTCGGCTGCTATAGACATTGGTGGCGCTAAAGTCGACACGAACGGCAAGCCAAAGGTCTACGACGTACCGCAGCAATTGGTGACCATTGAAACCCAATACGACCGCACGCTTCCGCAGAGTGTGCCAGCGGCGGAGCCAGCGTGGGCTACCTACACCTCTTACGTCGGTAACCGAAACAGCGTCGCGTTCCTTGGCTTTCCAATTGGAACATTGCTCTACCAAGGCTTTCAAACGGCACCGGAAGACAACTACTACCGGTTGTCGCACACGTTCTTGTACGACGCCTGGTACCACCTTGAGCAGATCCCCGCGCCGAACATCACTGGCGAGCCGGTATTAGTTGCAGGCGTCACCATTGGTGGTTTGCCGATTCTCCAAGTCGACAAAGTGGTTTTCCTGCAACGGTACAACACAAAATCCGCGTTCTCTGGCATTTTGGCGGCATTAGATCTGGCCGCTCTCACCTCACCTAAACCACTGGCAATCGCATAATGGCATGGCAGAACCCCATCTTTAACGGGAACCTATACGGGGGATTGACCCGTTACGCTATGAACGGTTTCGCACAAACTCAGCGCGTGGCAACTGCCAACGCCGCGGGGATCAAGTTTGCCCAGGGTGAGGCGTTCAATAAGGCTCCCACCAAGTCTGTCTTGGTCACCCTAGAGACTGCCACTCTCTACAGCGCCAACCGATGGACGTACGCGGTGAAGATATGGTTCCCGACTCCAATCGGTGGCGGTGGAATTACCTTGCCAACAAACGACAAGAGTGGCACCTATGCCGCGGCGGTGAACCTGCGCGAGTGGCACAACACCCCCACGCTTGTCGACGGTATGAACATCTCAACGGCGCCAGCTGCGACCGCGGGCCCGGTTGGCTCAATCTATAGCACGGGGACGGCTTCGTGGCCAACCACAGAACTATCCGCGAAGGTGGAACTACACGTGTGCTATGACAGCAGCGGCGCGGTGTTTGCGTACTTCGATCGCCCAAACCCAATCAGGTGCACCTAATGGCCAACCTCACGCTCGTCACTCCGATTCCGCCCCAGGTCATCTGCAAAGGTGAGGTGTTTTCGATCTCGATGCACGTGCACGATGACGGCGCCAACTTCCACTGGACGAACGCAGGATTTACGCCTAAGGGCTATCTAACCGTGGGCACGGTCACCGTGCAAGGCACTGGCACAGTAGTCAACGCTGGCGGCGGCACTGCCACGGTGTCTTGGACTGCGGCGCAAACTCTGACCGTAGACGCCAATGCTTGGGGAACCATCGTGCTCTACGCCGACCCGACATCCGGCAGCGAGAACCGACACATCGCAACCATCTTCGCACGCATCACAGCAGAGGCAATCCCGTAATGTTTACCTCCATGTTTCGGAAATCCATGCTCGGTGCTTCGGGTGGAAGCGTTACTGCTGACCTATTAGTAGTTGCAGGTGGCGGCGGTGGTGGTGCAACTGGCGGAGGTGGCGGAGGCGCTGGAGCAGTATTTACTGGTTCACAAGTTCTAGCCGCTGGTTCGTACACCGTCACGATCGGCGCGGGAGGAGCGGCTAGCGCTAGTGGTTCAAATAGCGTGTTTGATAGCACTACTTCCACTGGTGGCGGTCGTGGTGGTTGGGCTGGCAATGAGAACGGCGCGAACGGCGGAAGCGGTGGCGGCGCACGCGGTACCGGAACTGTTGGAACCGGAATTGCTGGACAGGGCAACTCAGGCGGAACGGCCATCAATGCGAACGCTTTCCCAAACGGAGGTGGCGGAGGCGCTGGCGCAGTTGGAGGTAACGCTCCATCAAATACTGTGGCCGGCGCTGGCGGAACTGGCTTGCTGTCTTTCATCAGTGGATCAGCAACGTATTACGGCGGTGGCGGTGGTGGTGGCTGCTACGGAGGAAACGGAACCGGAGGTGCTGGCGGTAACGGTGGCGGTGGAACTGGTGGCAATTTCACTACTGCATCCACTAGCGCTACTGCAAACACAGGCGGCGGTGGTGGCGGCCAGGGCGGAAACAATGTGGGAACAGCACTGGGAGGTTCTGGAATTGTCATTGTGTCCTATCCAGGCTCATCAAGAGGAACGGGCGGAACAATCACGACTTCCGGCGGAAACACCATCCATACATTCACGGCTAGTGGAACGTTGGTGATCTCATGAAATACGCAGCACAAATCATCGAAGATATGGTTGCTCAAGTTGTCGTTACGCCGACTCTCGCGTGGGTGCGCGACAACCTCGGCGGCGAGTGGCTTGAGTGCAAAGAAGACGGCAGTATCCGCGGGTGCTATCCGGGACCGGGCTACTCGTATGACCGCGTGAACGATGTTTTCGTACCGCCTCCAGCACCGCCCGAAGATCCATGATCCACCTCGCGCTATTCATCATCCTGATCTTCAGCAGCGGATGCGCATCGAGCACGGCGGCTATCTCACAGAGTGCCAACACGTCGCGAGAGGCGGCTTCACAGGCACGGGAATACTTAGCGAAAGCCAATGTGGAGCTCGAGCGAATTCAGGCACTTAGCGCGGAGATTTCGGGCTTGATCCCGTACGTCTCTGATGATGTTCCCGCGATCTACTCAACGCTTCAGTACGCATCGGTCGCAGTGGTGGCCGCTGTGATCGGAGCACTCATCTACACCTACATACCTCGAGGCCGCTGATGCTTACTACAGCCCAATACACGATATGGATGGTCGCTCTCATCGCATTGACATTCGCCGCGGGATGTTCCGTGGGCTCAACCTTCCGCAAGATCCGCACACCCACAAAGGCTTCCAATGCTCAATCTCGCAAGCGCTGAATCGTTCTTAGGATCAATTTTCTTCGCCACCACTTTGGGGCTAATTGGTGCCCTGGCAGGATATTTTTGGTGCCGGTCTAAGGGCGGCAAATGACAAGACGGCGTACGTGCTGTTGCCAGGACGGACTCCTCTGGTACGCGCTCAAGTGTGAGACGTACTTCGAGGATTACTGTTGCGCGCCCGATTGCACGAACGCCCCAGACCGCATCGAGTTCTGCCCGCGCTATCTCTTGTCTATAGGAATACCGTCTCCGCCAGACCTGGCTACGAAGTGCTATTTCGTGAGCCACGATTGCTGTATGTATATTTTGACTGGATTCGAGACGATTCCTTGCCCAAATCCGTTGTCGACTTGGCCAGTGAACGTCGGCAAATTGGTCAAGGTGAAGAACCGCGTAGCCGGTGCGAACCCATGCTGCTACGCAGACCTACAGGAACAGGGAACACCTGGCGGGATTGGTGATCTTGAAGGCGAGGAAGGCCCCATTGTTGAGAACGATCCTGCAGCGCCTTGCGAGGAACTGATCGCGGAGTGCTATGACTTTGCTGACCAATCCGGAACCGTCAAGGGTAAAGAAGTCACGATTCAAAGTACGGCGACTACGTGCATCGAGACGCTCGGCGTTCCGTGGGACGTTCGTTGTGGTCACGGCCCACCAAAGGAGATCGTAAGCCTTACCAAGAGCATGACGCAGGAGATGGGCTTCTGCACGGTGCTCGACCCGTCAACGCCTACGAGCTGCCCGAGCCAGGTCACGCAAGTGAACATCGAATACATGGTTTGCCCCGACTGCGAACCGGAAGGCGACTGCTGCGGAAACACACCAATTTGCGACGATTTCCCCGACTACTGCGAAAGTTTCGAGGATCGGTACGAGACGTACAACGTGCAGACGTGTTACTCGCTTGGCAGTGCTGGCTGCGCCACGCATGTAGAAGACGTGATGACTATCGTGTTCCCGGCGTGTTTCGCTCCGGAGATTGACCCGACGTCAGAGGGCGCCCAGGCGTCACTCGATGCCATGTTCCTTGGTGTATCAGGCGTAGTGAGCATCAGTGCAGATACGGTGAACACTGGTTGGGGAGTTCTTCCAGCGGTAAAGTTAAGCGTCTGTGGTCTTGACGTTGTGACATTTAGCGGCAACGCCGCGCACATGGCGCAACGAATCAACAACCGCATCGGCGGACTTGTCACGGCTACCGGCATCGGGCCGTGGTCGGCGTACTTCTGGTTTGGTAATCGGCAGAGTTGTGTACTGTGCGTCGGAGAGACTCCGAATGATCGACCAGGCTTTGCTGCTGGCGATTCGTTGAGTGTTGACCGCGTGGAGTTCAGTAACAGTAACACCGAGATCACCGTGACGCTGGTTGCGTCCTCACCTCGATACTACGCCTGCGCGGCGCAGACTTTGATCGTTACCTCAAGCGCAAGCACCGCAAACACCACGAACGCCGCTATCTCGGCGACCAGTGCGTCTGCGAACAACTACGCGATCCAGTGCCTCTCTTTCCCGGAATACGCGCTGGGCTCGCGCTACACGATGAAGCGCGTGCAGGAATACGGGAACGGCACTATCGCGATCTGCACGGATATTGCGTTCTTCCAGAACGTCACCAACTGCGAAGCGTCCGATGGTTGGCCGCTGCAAGACATCACAGTGAACATCGGTGGCACTACGGTTGTGTTGGTGTACGGATGGAATTCGTTGTGCCCGTCAATGCCTGATCCGCGCACGGGCTGCTACGCGTATCCCTACGTCTACACGGTTGCGCCGTGTTGCCCACAGGGCGAAGATTGCTCACCGGGTGGAGCTTGGGAAACCGCCAATCCGCTCCAGCAACCGTGTCTTCGCTCCTTCCAATCGCCTGGCACGTATTGCAAATCCACTGGAACAATCATTACCCTGACCTAATGGAACTCGGAACAATCACAATCAACGGCGTTTCGCTACCGATCACGGACTGCAAGTCTTGGCGGGTGGCCGGTACTTCGCCTCTCTGCATCAAAAACCTCGACGCCACCAAGTGTTCGACCTGCAAGGAACGGGAAACACGGAACGGGAACTACCTCGACCCGCCGCTTCTATTTGGCGCGCCAGATGCGGCGGAAAGACCAACCGCGCCACAAAGTCTTGGCATGGGCGATGTCGTTGCCAATGTCACAAGTGCTGTTGGTTTCAAGCCTTGCGGCGGTTGCGCTCGGCGTAAGGCAGCAATGAACAAGGCCACGCCAGGATGGGTAGGTGGAATTCTGTTGCGAAGTTCCCAACTGGTCGATAGACTCAAAGCACGCGTATGGAAGCGCTAACGGGAGCTACGATGGCTCCGAGCGTCGCCAGCGCAATGCTTTGAGAGGAGCATTCATGGTTGATCTACTGCTAGTTTTATCGGGGTGTTTCGCAATGGGCGTATTCATGCTCTTGCTGCTTGACCCATCGCACGAATCCTGCAAGCAGGAGGTGCGCAAGTGAACGAACTCACCACTAACGAAATCAATCCTGGGGCGATCGTCAAACGCAACGAGGAGGTGTGCCGCATCGTCGGGCCCATCGTCCGTGCGAAGTACACGCAAGTCATCCAGGGCCGCAACTACCTCACCGTGCAGGGCGCACAGGCGATCGCCTCGTCGCTCGGCTACACAAGTGGCACCGCCAGTCTTCGGCACGTCGAACCGACGGAAAGCGTTGCCGGCTACTGGGAAGCGACCTGCACGGTGTTGTTGAATGGCGTCATCGTGGGATCGGGCATTGGCTCGGTCTTCGATGACGAGCGCCCGTGGAACACGCGCCCACAGTTCGCCAGGCAAATGATGGCGCAGACCCGCGCTACTGGCCGCGCCCTCAAGGGTGTGATGGGGTGGGCGTTCGCCGCGCTTGACTACGAGGGGAGCATCGCCGAGGAGATGCCCGAGGAAGCCACTAGGATGCCTCAGGAGGCGTCCGCGCCTCGCAAGGCACTCGCTGCGCCAATTAAGGGCTCGGTGCTCTCTGAAGCCGATCTAGCGTGGCGAAAGGAGAAGTTGGCACCTAAAGCAGCACCTAAAGGCTCAAAGGTACAGGTACGGGGCGTTTGTGTTGGAGTTGACCCAAAGACGGCAAAGTCGGGAAAGGAATACTGGCGCGTAGGCGTCGAGGCGAATGGCGTCGAGTGGTTTACGTCGTTCTCTCCTGTCGATTCGGAATGCATCGGCAAGAAGATTGATATTAACTTGAAGCCATTCAAAGATGGCTACATCATTGATCACCTCGAAATCGTCACTTGGGAGGTCGTTGAAGTCGTCGAGGAAGAGGTGCCGTTTTGACCCGTCCCCAACCATCGGAAGTGTGGCGCTGCGGAGCGCTTGACGGCATCCAAAAGTTGGTGCTTTTGGCGCTGTTGGACTACGGACGCCTTGCTTACCCTCGCCAGGCGGTGCTG